CACCTCGCCGCCCCTCCCCCCGCCCCACGCCGCCCGCCGCGCACTTATATAAGAGTTAGGGTTTACCCTGTGTCACTATAACAGCTGTTATAGTGAGGCAGGGTTTTCCCTAGGTTCAGTGGATTTAGGAGGGGATTCAGTGAGTGGAATACTATGCAAGTCTGGCTCACGAGCCAATGCCAAAATTTGGGGGTCGTGGGTGAGTGGGTCTCTCGAATCTGCCTTTTGCGAATGGTCTGCCACCTCTTTTAAGGATGTCTCTGCATCCACATCATCTAGTTCTGCATCATCTCTCGCCACATCATCATCTTGATTGTTAGTTCCCACGAGTTCTGCCAGTAGATCGTCTGCGGATCGTGCTTCGATATCAATTGCCTGACTGTTCTCAATTGCCAGTCTGATACTCGCCATGAGTTTTTCCCGCATCTCACTGGGATCGCTGACCTTGATTACCTCTCGTCTCTCGGTAAAGAGTGCCACCTCGGTAATCTTCCCCAATAGTTCCAGTGCCTTGAGTTGTTGAGCAGGCGGGCAAGCAGGATCGAGAGCCTTTTCTGTGATCCGATGGATTGCCAACGCCCTTAAATGTGCAGGAGTTTGATATTTCTGTGCCTCAAGTGCCACCTTAAACGCATCTATTTGGGTTTGAATAGCCTTGTTTTTTGCGAGAGCCTGCCCATTCTTGCTCTGTGTGCTTGGCTTTCCCTTACTGTTATGCGACTTACGATAAGCCCCTGCCTTGCTTTCTCCCAGTGCTACCTGCTTGGCAAACTCTACTTGTTTGTGGGTTAGTCGCTTTTCTTTGGCAGTGCTGACTCCCAGTAAAAGAGTATCCACTGGCATAGCCTGTAAGCCTTGCTCTATCTCTTTCCTAGTCAATCGTTTCATAGGTATCTCTTGAGAATCGTCATAGCCCTGATTCTAGGGCAATCAGGATGATTCTGCTACTACTATCTTCTATCTCTGCTATATCTCTCTCTAGTGTCTTTGCTACTGGACTGTTGTGCTTCGCACCTTTGCCCGCTTTTAGGTCTATTTGCCCAGACTCCATGACCCGCAAACCCTTATCCAGTAAGCCCTAAAAATATTTTCAAAAAGGTATTGACATGGTATTGCTACTTTGCAAAACTATCGGTAGGTGCTTAAACACCGATTCGACTACTAGGAGAAAATAATGACTGAGCAAGACAAGATTCAAGCAATCAAAGCATACGCTGAAGCCTTATACAACATGGGTTGGGATGTCGTAGTAGAAGCCTATGATGATAGCCAATTACTGGAAGAATTAGCCCTAAACGATATGGATGTCGTTAAGACAATCCAATCCCTGCAAGCCATGGTTGATGTTCGTGCCGATATGATGGCTGAGCATCAAGCAGAAGCGAGAGCCAGTTATTGAGTAATACCTCTAAGCCCATTACCCAATGGGTTTAGGGATTGTTATTCAACAATCATTCGACTAACTGCTAGGAGATTTAATATGTTTGAATTGGTTAATAAAATTGAAGCCAAGAAATGCTTCTCGCATTACCTGTTCCACAATGAGGACAACAACGCTGATGCCCTTGCTGACCATAGTATCGCTAACCTTCATGATCCATCTTCCACAGAGGATGGTCTGCTTATTTGGACTGGCGAGATTGGCACATTGATTAACACTGCTGACCGCTACACCTCTGTTCTATTGGATGTTAGTGATGGTAATAGTGATAGTCATACCATAATTGTTAGCATCCTGACTGCCTGTCGCATTGAGCAATTAACTGGGTTGCAGGTGATCCCTTTGAATGTTGAGATTGCTGACTACAAAGCCGTTGATTATGCGGGGCATCAACGGGAATATAACCCTGACAATTACAGAGGAATCTAATCATGCTTACATTAAGTTCTATATCTGTCGTAGTTCCAAAGGGTGCTTACATCCTTGGCGATCCCTGCTATGTAGTGCCTGACAAGGATTGGGGCGATCTGCTTGCATCATGCAATTACTTCAATGCCCCTGTTGGCAAAGTTGGGGACTTTGAAGTTCTTGCTTTTGGCACTAAATGGGGTGATGGATGCTATCCCGATAACAAAGGCAATACTTACCCAGTTGATGCGGGTTTGATTGGTCTTGTGCCTATTGCTTACGCTACTGATGATCGCAAGGATTCAACGCTTGTAGTGTTTGAGACTGCCACCTTATGCACCAATGATGGCGGGATTCTGAAGTTTGGTGATTACATTATCGACACTGTTCTTGAAGAAGAAACAGAGGAGTGATACCTGTAAGCCCTTGCACTGCGAGGGTTTACGGATTATCAATACCGATAATCATTAACTGCTAGGAGATTAAATTGGATTCGACTACCAAATTAGATTTATCCCAGTTTTATGGGACTGAGAATTACTATCGCACCAATCCTATTTTTGCTAAGGACATGGTTCACACTGACGGAGTTAAATACTTTGCTGACAATGCGGGAAATGGTGCTTACTGGTTCTTGGACATTATCGCCACTGAAGTATTTCCACTGCTCAAGAAAGAGCCATTTTTGGCTATCAAATTGGCAGTTGCCAATGGCAGTGCCGATATCAGTATTGAAGATGGTGATTACAGGACTTTCAAACAAAAGCATATTGAGCATACTGACTGCCCTGATGGGGAGTATCAGTTCTTCCTGACCGACAATGTTCTTATGCTTAGTTCGGAGTATTGATTATGACTACCTACTTTATCGGCAAAGAGACCTTTAACTGCCCTTTGATTATGGAAGGCAGTTGGGGCGAGAAGGATATCGGGACTCACGAATCCACCATGGAGTTGTATTTTAGGGATGATGCTACTGGGTTCATTGAGTGGGATATCGAGGATGTGGGTTTTGAATACATTGGTCTGTGGTTCACCATTGACCAGTTTGGAGTCCGCACCTTGGATGAATATGACGGAGTGATGTGCCTGTCTGACAAGGCAATAGCCCTGTTGCGTAAGTTTGATGTGATCGTGCCAAAGGAGTTTGAATAATGAGAATCGTTGAATGCCAAGATACTGGTCGAATTCTGTGGCGGGAATGGAAGTGCCAGTGCAATAAAAAGGTCTGCTCGGATGGTTCAGGCGAGGATGTTGCTTGTGATTGTGGGCAGTTGTTCAATGCTTTCGGGCAAAGATTAGTTGATCCTTGCCTGTGGGAAGAAAACGAGGATTACTAGGCAAACTGAAGAGACTTGAATAGTCGAAACCGAATCGCCTGTATGGGGTTCGGTCTTTGTCAAAACTGCTAGGAGTGAATGTATGTCTAAATTTATGGTTGAAATCAATACCGACAATTCAGCGTATGAGACTGACTACTATGAGGAAGTAATAGCAAATCTCAAAAGTGTTATCGCAAATGTGGACTGCTCGGAATTGAATGGAATTATTAGGGATACCAATGGCAATAAGGTTGGTAGGTTTTTTACACATTGCGAAGAGGTGTGATATGCCGACAATGAAGATCAAAGCCTATGACGCAGTCATTAGTTGCGACTGGTTAGGTGATGGTGCAAGTGTATTACTGGGAGTCGCAGAAGAGGGTCATCCTGAAGATGCGTATTTTGATAGTTGGGCAGATGAAAAGATTTACTTCTTTTTGACTGAGCAGGAAATGGAATCGTTGAAAGCGGGAGATGTTCTTAATGATGGTGAGGACTTCACAATCCTGAGCATTGATAAGGACAATCCTACTATTTTTGAAGTTGATTATGAATTAGAGGGAGTGCAGTAATGTGGGACTGGATTGTGCCAATAGCAATAGCCTACACTGCGTATGTGGTGTGGTCTGCAATCGTTACTTTTAACTAGGAGAGTGTGATGAAAGAAATTAAGGATTACGACAAGTATTGGAATGATGAAGCCAAAAAACTGTTGTTGCATAAACGCATTGTCAATGTGCGATACATGACCAAGGAAGAAATGGGAGAGATGGGTTGGTATGAAAGGTCAATCGCTTTTCAAACCCATGATGGTCTGTGGTTCTTCCCCAGTCGGGATGATGAGGGGAATGGTGGTGGTGCATTGTTTACCAGTGATGATAAGCAATCCTGTTTGCCAGTGATGCCCTGAGTGATACTTCTATGCCTTTGTGTGAGGGCATAGGGATTGTCATTCGGCAATCATAACTTTAACTGCTAGGAGAATGTTATGGGTTTAGATATGTATTTAAGTGCCAAGAGATATCTTTCGTCTCACCGAGACGAGGACAAGGAAATATCTCAAAAGGTCAATCAAATGATTGGGGTTGATGGTAATCCTGAGAAACGATTTGGGGGATCGAGCCTTGTGGTCAAGGAAGTATCTGTGGATGCTATGTATTGGCGAAAAGCAAACGCTATCCATGGGTGGTTCGTGGAAAACTGTCAGGGTGGGGTGGATGAGTGTCAGCAATCCTATGTGCCAAGGGAGAAACTGGTGGAGTTGCGGGACTTATGCAAAGACATCCTTGAGAATCCTGATTCCGAGAGGGATGAGGACTTAGAGCCTACACGAGGATTCTTTTTTGGTTCATACGAAAAGGATGAATGGTATTGGCAAGACCTAAAGAATACTGTCGAGGGTATTACCAACGCATTGTCGTTACCTGAGAATCAGTATGAATTCTACTATCAAGCCAGTTGGTAAGGGGGCTATATGGATTTTGATGAATGGTATGACAAATACAAACCGATTCAAAATCACCTCGCAAGAAGTGAGAATCGGGAATACACAAGGGATTACTTTGAGACATACGACATTGAACTTGGTTATGTCTTGGGTATTGCAGATACTCAACCCAAGCGGGTATGGACTTATGTGGATGGGGATGGCGGGACTTATGTGGTGGATGGTTATCACTTGGTCAATCGTATCTACTACTACATTACCGAAGTGCCTTATGAGGGTGATGGGTTAGAGGTATGCGTTAGCACTGATGAGGAGTGTGAAGATGAGTTATGACTCAGATTATGAAAGTGTTTACATGGTGGAGTTTGCATCAGGCAGAACAATCCATGTTCAATTCTTTGATGTAGAGGAAGTAAAAGATTACTGCTCTCAACATCATCCTGATAAGGTTATTAAATCAATCTATCAAGAGGTTTATTGTAATTTTGAGGAGTGTGAAGATGCCTAAATACTTTGAAGTAGAAGATGATGTGCAGAACATTTGCTTGGACTGCCATCACATTGGGTTTACCCATGCCGAGCATGAGATTGAAGGGCAGGAAGAAGCAGAAGTTGTTTGCCCAAAATGTTATAGCACCTATTACTTTGTCATTTCTGAAGAGGAGAAAACAAATGCTCAAACGATTTAGGGTTTATTACATTGATGAAGTTGAAGCAGAAACCGAAGAAGGTGCGTATGACAAAACTCTTGAGTATTTAAGGGATTGTGTCAATTACGGAGATGTATCACTTTTTAACTATGAATGTATTGGAAATGTAAAGGAGATTGAAAATGCCTAAATTTGATAGCGATTTACTGGATGAATATTGCGAAGAAGAGTTTGGTCATACCGACTGGCAAATGTCATGGGATAAAGATGGCAACATGACTGTTGTGTTCTTCAAAGAAGCAAGACCATGTTATTTGGCTGAACTTGAAGAAGAAGAGGAAGAAGAAGATGCCTAAAAAATCACTTGAAGAAATTGAATTGGAAATGAATAGTATGTTTTTTGATTTAACGAAAAGATGCAAGATCGAATATTACGAATGGCGGTTAGAAGACAAGATGCACTATGGTCGGCTGATGGCTATGAAGCAAAGAAGACTGGCTGAAAAACAACATAAGGAGAATCAAAATGCCTAATTGGTGCGATAACACTGTATATATAACCCATGATGACCCCAAGAAGATTCAGGTTCTTGTGGATGCGTGGAAAGCAAACAAATTCTTTGGAACTATCCATCCTGAGCCTGATTACACCAAGGTAAAGGTCAAGCCGACATTCCCCAGTATCAAGGGTAATGACGATCCAGTTAATCCTGAATCAGCATGGTGGGATTGGCGGGTTCAGAACTGGGGAACAAAGTGGGAGATTACTACGAATGAAGCCTACATTGATATTCAGGAAAATGAGATCAGAGCATCATTCGCTACTGCGTGGTCTCCGCCTACTGGAATCTTTGACAAACTGGTAGATCAAGGTTATGGGGTCAATGCTCTTTACTATGAGGGTGGATGTGCTTTCTGTGGTCAGTATGTGGATGGTTCAGATGAGACCTATGGAACTGATGGGAACTGGCAAGATGTCAAAAACAACATTCCCGAATCCATTGATCTTGAGTTTGGCATCACCAATAGCATGATGGAATATCGTGCAGATGAACTAACCGAAGAGATCGAGGAACTGGAAGAAACCTTGAAAGAAAATAATGATCCTGAACTTTCTGCCCAGTTGATCGTCAAAAAGCAAGAACTTGAGGAGATCAACAATGCCTAAATATACAGTTGTGTTCGTGTCGTATGGGTATGTAGAAGTTGATGCTAAAGATCAAGATAGTGCGATTAGTAAAGCATACGAGCAATCTACATGGGATCATTTTGAAACACCTGAGTATGTCAGAGTTGAGGAGATGCAAGATGCTTAGCCAACAAGAGGTAGAACAAGCGGGATATACAGTTTTACCCAAGGGTGGGTGGATGTATGTTAATCCTGAGATAGTGCCAAGGGATTGGGATGATCTTGCCAAGAGTTTTGGGTTTGATCCTGACTGTAAAGGTGTTTATTTGTGTGTATGTGGAATAAAGGAAGAATCATGCGTAGATATGGAATGAGTGTCAAATTTATTGGGACTACCTATGTTGAGGTGGATGTGCCAAATGGGGAAGATCCCGAAGAATATGGGATGGATGTGGCTAATCCAAAAGATGTAGATAACTGGGAAATCGTTGAGGTTTACGGATTAGATGAGGTAGATCCGAATGCCTAAAAGTATCCTAGAACTTATAAAAGAACACTTAATTACATGGCCTCAGTCGGTGGATTCTCAATTGTGGAATGACCGAGTTGATACCCTAATTAAGCGGGTTGAGGAGTTAGAGGAAAAGAAAGATCCAAAACCTAATTAGATTTACCTAGCAGTAAATGGATACCCCCAGTGCCGTATGACTGGGGGTTTTTCTATATTATCTGCCTATCAACACCTTTTTAAGGGATTGGGACATCCTAAATAGACCATGAGCAACATAGTCATCATTGAAATCATGCCCGATTGTGTCGCTAATCCAATAAGGTTTGCCTGTCTCTTTGGCGATTCTTTCTCCGACACCACTGGGGTCATTGTCAGCCACGACTATCCCATTGGGGATAAGCCTTGCTACTTCCTTGAGGTTGCCTGCACTAAAGCAAACATGGATTGTGTATCGCATTTTATTGGCTCTCATTACCGCCTGAATAGACAAGCCCGTAGCCAAACCTTCGCAAAAGATCGGGACACCTTTTGCGTCAAAGGTGAAAGTTGCCCCCTTCGTCTGCTGACCATAGAGAAACTTCTTATCCCCCTCGTTATCGATGAGTTGGCATCCTACTATTTTTCCATCTTTCCGCATCGCCACTACTAATTTGCCGTCATGCACGGGCATTTTCTCGTCTGGAAAACCTTTTTTTAACAGATATGGATGGTGCATAACTTCAGTCTGGTGCATGATCCAGCCTGCTTTTGCACAAGCACGATCAGCCAAAGCCTTGCGTTTTTGGTCTTCTTGGTCTCGCAGTTTTAGAAACTGTGGGGTTGTCGCATAATTTCCATTATTTCGCCACATACTTGGCTTATCCATGGTTGCCCAGTTCTGCACCCACCCAACATCACCCATGAATTTATAGCGACCATTACGCTTGTAAGGATGATCATCTGTTGGAGTTGCTACCCACTTAAAAGGAACAACATTGTTAATGATCAGCCCATAGGATCGGGCAAAATCTTCAAACCTCATCTATCTCTCCTTCTTGCCCACTGAATATCTTTACTCCTGATCCACTTTTGGGTATTGATGGATGGGGGAATGGTGGTATCTGCTAACCCTTTAGGCCATACCCCAAACTTCTCCCGATACTTATGACTTGCCCAGTTGGGGTTATAACTTCTTTGCTGTGCGATATACAAAAGTTCAGAGTAAAAGATCTGCTTATCATCTTTTCTTGCTTTTACGCCCGCTACCAGTTCGATTAACTCGCCAGCCACGGAATCAACATGGTTGCGTCTCTTACGGACATGACCACAGGCAGGGCAGGTATCGCTGTTTTTGGGCCATAAATACCCACAGGATGGGCATTTAGACTCACTCTTGATCTTCTCAGTGGGTTCTTTCTTGGCTTTCTCCTGCTTGCCACGCAAAGAACGCACTCCATCCTCGTATATTTCATCCCAATCCTCTCTAAAACGAATGTAATTGCCCGAATGATCGAGCCACAGGGCAAACTCCTTGCCTTCGTGGGTTCGCATCACTCGCCCCATCTGTTGGATGTGGGATGACAGGGATTTGGAAAAGGGTCTGGCAGAAACTCCGATCATTACATCGGAGACATCAAAGCCACGAGTCAGGATG